GGTGGGCCGGGGGGGGGGGGGGGCGTCGCCCAGCCCGGCGGCGCTCCCGCCCCATTATTCACTCGCTCACCAACGACGCCCGCGAGCTTCAACTTACGCGACCGTGAACACCCCCGCGCGCCACCGCTCGTGGGAAGTCATTGGAGCTTACCGTTCTCGCCAAGGTTCCACCACTTGCCGCCGTCAAACACGGTGCCCGTGCGCATCATGCCGTTACCGTAGAACAGGTACCAGGAGCCGTCAATCAGTGCCCAGCCGCCGCCCTGCATGACGCCACTCGGCTTCAAGTAGTACCAGCCGGTCCCATCGTTCACCCACCCGGTTTTCATGGCCGTGGTCGCCGGGTCCATGTAGTACCAGGAGCCGTCGATAGCGTTCCACCCGGTGACAGCGCGGCCGTTGCCGTCCATGTAGTGCCAGTTGCCCCACAGGCTATGCCAGCCAGCACCGATCATTGCGCCGCTGCCGGGTGTCATCCAGTACCAGCCTGAACCGTCGTTCACCCACGCTTCACGCATTTTCGCGGACGAGGGGTCCATGTAGTACCACTTGCCGCCAACGTACAGCCATCCCGTGTAGGCGCGTCCAGAGGCGGACAGGTAGTACCAGGAGCCGTCGATCTTCGTCCACCCGCCGCTCAGCATCTTACCATCAGAGCCGACACGGTACCAGGAGCCGCCGTCGTTCACCCACGCGTTAGTCGCCATGAACGAATCAGCGCCCATCCAATACCAGGAGCCTCCACTGTTCACCCAGCCGTTTTGCACGGCTGTCGCACTGTTGTTGAAATAATGCCAGCCGCCGTAGTGGCCTTCCCACCATCCGGTGCGCGCCCACGGCCCACCGTTGTAGAACCACCACGTGCGCTTGCTTGTTTTGTCGAACACGTGCCCCACGCCCACGAGATAGTTTGGCCTCGTGATGCCCTGCGGCGTGAACGTGCCAACCAGCGCGTCATACCCGGCTTTCTTCATGCTGTACGCCTCGAACCACTCGTACTCGCCGCGCGTCGCGCCAGCCACAGCGCCGTCATGGGACTGGAACTCGTACCCGGTCTGCATGACCAGCTTCGGGGACAGCCTTTCCACGAACCCGTTGTTGCTAGACGACGGGAGGCCGTGGTGCGGCGATTTCAACCAATCAACCTTACCGACGATGGGCGCAACGTAGTCCTCTTGCCCGTTCGTTGTCTCCAAGTCGGCGGACAGGTAGGCGCTGCGGCCGTGCGCGGTCACTTTCGCCGTGTACGCGATCAGGTTAGCGTCGTACACGCCTGTTCGCTTGTAGTTCTCGTTCGGGTCGGTGGGGATGATCTGGATGCGCATGTCACCCATCTGGATAGTGTCATTGTATCCAGGGGTGACGTGCTGGTCGAGAGTGCCACCGTATGCTGCCCACGCCCAGTTCGCGGCCCGAATCATGTCGTCGTAGACTTTCTGGTTATCCCACAGGCGCGACTTGTCCGTAATATAACTGTCGGAATATTGGGGCGTGTAAATGCGCTTCGGACGGTACTTGTAAATGATCGTGTCCGCGTTACCGATATGGTCAGAGTGCGAGTGCGTACCAATGTAAAAGTCCAGATTGGAACTATTCACACCGAGCTTCTGCAAATACGCGTCCACGTTGCTCGTGTACCCCCACGTGGCGATACCGTCGCGCCACGGGTAACGCGCGTCCGACCCGTCCGCGTAATCGTCGTCCTCAGCACTGTCAACGATACCGAAATGGCCGTTAGACTCCAACACGATAGCGTCAGTGTCAGGCAACGCCATGATATGAACTTTGTCGTTACCGACCGTCCCGTCAGCCTGCCCGAACGTCACATACGCGCCACCGTTTTGCCCCGTGGACGGGTTACCCGCCGTTTCAGCGTGGGCCGCGCCCACCGTGAGCGGTGCCGCGAGCGCAAACGTGAGCGCCGCTACAGCGGAAACGCTCGCACCACCCACCGTTTTCTTCAACATGTTAACTATTGCCATACGTTAACCAACACCTTCCTACAACACGCACCGCCAACCAAACAAGCAAACAGTGAGCGCGACGGCGCGAACAAACACTCACCCTCTCCTCTTTCCGAGCGCACCACGTAGAGCACCCAGTCAACACCACAATAACACAGTCAACACGCGACGAAACCCACGAAATAGCAACGAAAAGCCGGGACGCCACACAAAAGCGTCACGCCCCCGGCCATCACACGCTAAAACGACCGCGCCTCGCCCTTCGCCGCACGCCACGCCAGGTTAAACATCAGCAGTTGAAGCAGCGCCTCCGGCGAATGGTTAATCTTACAGTATCAAATAAGGCTACATAACCTACTTTTGTAGACCATGTTTCCTTGTTTGAGTGCCGCCTGAACGGTCCCCAGGTTGTTACGTGTACTCTGGTCCGCTAGTACCCTGGCGTCCAAGCGCGTGGCTTGTGCCCTAGCGGGGCATACGGGAAGAATCACCTCCCCAACAACTCGGGGCTGGTTCTTCCTTTTCGGCGTTGGCTTGTTTTTCGTCCTATCCCTGCCCGGATACTTTAGCGAGTTTCTAGCCACGGGCGTTTTGAGCGGCGCTTGTGGCCGTAGCTTCCGGTTTTTTGCCCGTGTCACCCTTGCTTTAGCTACGCGCGGCACGGCTCTAGCAGCAATATTCACCGCAGCATTAACGTCACGGTCCATCGCCCCATGCTCGGCACAGACGGATAGCTTGTGCGTGGGGTGCGAGACTTTAGCACCACACACGTGACATTTCTGCGACGTGTTGGCCGGGTTTACGGATACCACCCAGCCGCCGTTCTGAGTGATGTAGTGGGTGAGCCACTGGACGAGCGCACCTCGGTTCCACCTGCCGTTTTGCATGGTGTTCACAATCCAGCTTAGGTCCTCCACAGCAACCACGGCGTTATCGAACGTGTGGGATAGGTTGGCGATTTCTTGCGCCGCCAGGATAGCTAGTTCTCTCTTTTTGCGGGATGCGGCCTCGCGGTGAAGCTGCGCCTCATCCAACGCTGACATTCTGGCTTGCCGGTCATGAAGCAACGTCGCAGCCTTAGCTTTGAGGTCTCGGACTTGTTGCTCTGACGCGCGCACGCTGTTCCACAGTGAATGAACCCGCTGGGAGAGTGTCGTCTCATTCACTATCCGCCCCGTCTTAACGTCGCGTACTACCACGGTAACGTAGTTGTTGATTCCCACGTCCACGCCGATAATATAGTTGCACGAGAACTGGACGACCGGGTTATCCGTCACGACCGTGAAAATAAAAACAGGTGTGCCATCCTCGACTTTAATGACGGGCAGGGTAACCTTACCCTCGGTGAACCTCTTGTTGTCGAAACTAAAGATCAGACGGTACCACACGCCCCGAATAACCATCCGCAGGATAATCTCACCATCAAGAAAAGGGTTATTCTCAATCACGGCGTATTGTTTATCGACGGCTCCCAGATTCACATAGTCCTCACCATACGACGGCGCAGACGCATCTACGGTACGCTTCCAGCCCTGCGAAACGTACTTGGAGCTTTCTCCGCTCGCGGCTTTAACGCGCTCCTGGTAGGAGCTATGCTCCGTGACCACGCAATGCTGAACCAGCATCTCCTTACGCGACCGACCGCTCTTGCCCGATACTAGAAAGTCGGGCATAGTTACGCCAGCCCTGCGACCAGCCGTCGTAGGTTGGGTAGCAGCAACACGCGCCAGCTCATCACCTAAATCCTCGTCGTTACGAACCACGTAGGTCGCGTAACTAGAAATGTCCCGTACCTCAGACGCGAGTTCAGCCATAACTGGGGCGCTATCTAGTAGCTCACCGTTCAAGTCTAAGACGTGAGAGGGGCGCGAGACGAAAGCCCTGTACGTCTGGTTTTTAGCCAACGCGCCCTCCCAAAAATACACTCAACACCAGCTATATAGCCAATATCAAAGAAAAACTCAACTGCCATATACGCTGGTCAGCGCCCACAGGCGGACGGTCAATAAGGCCAGCCGGAACCGCGTACACGAAACGGTGCGCAACCATCATCCACGGACGTATCTTCGCCCACGACTCGCGCTGAGCGTCCGCCACATCCACCTTCACCTCAACGGCAGTGCGCATACCGTCAGGCGAGAACATGAGCGCGTCAATGCGTCGTTTCAGTGGCCCATGCCTCTCGCCCTTCTCTAGCTCACGGTACAGTTCACGCGTGTCCGTGATCGTCAACTCGCGCACCAGCGCCGACTCTTTCCACGCCTTCTCTAACGCTTCCAGCACGTCGCCCGCGCTCATTTGCGTAACGCTGCTCATGACAGCTCCGACGGGTGCGGGGCCTCTGAGCGGCGCGACCCGTGCTCGCTCTCGCACTCTCGCCAGTCCAACTCAGATTGAGCAGCGCTACCCATGCTCCGGGCGAGACCAGCAACGATCTCTTCGTCATGTCTACCGACAGGGAATCGTAGGCACGACCAATGTGCGCGGCTACTGTCGCCGAGGTGAGCAATGCCAGCGTCCACGACCGCGCCGCACGCGACGAGATCCGCCACCTGTTCTTCCACGAGCATCGCGGTAGGCTCCGTCTTAATTGCGTTTGATCGGACAGACAGGACTGGTGCAGCCTGGTTGTGAGACAACGGGTAGAACGCTCCCGCTACGTCTGCGTTAACTCCCGACAGTTCCAGGCTGCGCAACACGGCAAGCGACGGCACGCTCCACTTCGTGAGAGGAACCGCGCGGCTTGATGGGGCAACGAGACGCATAGCCTCATCCAACACTACGCTTTCACGATTGTTATCGTTCATATTACTGTTCATAGTAGCACTATACCACAGGTAGGAGCTGGAGCAACATCGCCGCTCCGCAAGAAAGCCAAACCGCCCCTCGCTTGTACCGTTTCTATGCAGGTTTTCGGCGCAAAAAACGAAGCTATTAGACAAGTGAGAAAACGGGACAATAGGGGGCGCTCCCGAGCATATTACACCATCAGGGTCGCGCCCACCAGCCGTCGGCAACGGGAGATAAGAAGCATGAGAGCAACGAAAATATCAAGCTACCATATTGCGCAGTCCGGCAAAAACAAAGGGATGCCAGCCGTGTGTAGGGCCGCGCCCGGCAAATGCCCACTCACCACCAGCGACGGACAGCCAGCACCCCACTACCGGACGCGCGAAGAGGCCGCCGAGCACGCAGCCGTCAACTTCCCAGCGTTCACGAAAGAACAGCCGCAGTGGGCGCTCGAAGAAAACGCCCTGAAACACCCCATCCTAGACGGAGATACAGTCGGCGGGTGGGCGACCACGCTACCAGAACAAACCCTCCACGCGTGGCTAGACCAGCAGACCAAAGACGGCGCATCCAAGTCCAACCCGACGGCGGATGACATTCTCGCCTACGCGCCCGAAGGCTCCTACGCCCGCCACTGCGCACTCGTCGAGAAAGCAGCGCAAGACGGGCTGAACGGCCACCTCGGATTGGAGGGAGAATATGCTGACAATAGGCACCAGCTTCTCGCCTACCGTGACGGACTCGCACGAGCCGGACACGAGAAAGCAGCGCAAGCGATACCAGCGCCCGGAGAATGGACGCACCCCGCAAACCCCGACAAAGGGGAAGAGGACGGGCCGCGCGGCGTTATCGTCAGCGATGGCGACGGGAAAACAGTCATCAAAACATCATGGGGTGTCCAGCCGGGAATGATGCTCCCCACCGAGAATGAGGCGTACCGCGTGGACGCCGACAATGGGGACGGCACCTACACGTGTACCCCCTACTGGGCGGCACCCCAGCCTACACACCACCATCCAGACGGGGCGCTCACACAGACAGGAGAAGCGAGCGTGAAGCGCCGCACGAACGCTCCAACAATGACGCGGCCCGGCCATATCACCCTACCCAACAGGGGCGAGAGCGTTCAGGCTGGGCAGCGTCTCCGCGTCAAATACGGTAGGACGGGGCGAATCAGCGTCGTAGAAGTCGTGAAAGCCCAAGGGGGAGTGCCGGATGTTACGGACTTGTACGCGGATGCAGCAACGTATAAGGTAAAAACGTTGCGCAACACGCTCACCGGCGGGAAGTGGAAGAGGAATGGAGGCGCGTACCTCCCGCACCACCCGGACGCATCCAGCGGCGACATTGTGAAGATCAAGCGGCGTGATGGTGTGGTGTCAACAATTCTTCTTAGCGGCGAGAAAAACCGCGACGGCACGTGGAGCGACTACACGGACGTGACTCCCGCGTGGAAGAAAGTAACCAGCACCGTCACATGGCAGGACGAGTGGAGAGTGAAAGCTCCGGTACATAGGAGCGGCGACATCATCACCGTATTCAATAAGGGTGGTCGAGCACAGAACGTTATCCTCACCGGATACGACGAGGAGAGCGGGACTTTCGGAACCGCTCGCCCCACCGTTGAGGACTACGACTCTCACTTGTGCGACGTTGAAACACACCCCGCGTAAGCGCGTCGCGTGAGTCGCTTAAACTCTTACTTGTCAACGTGGACGGTAAGAAAAAGGCCCCGCAACCGAGAAACGAGAGGTTGCGGGGCCGCTTCGCGCATCCAACAAGCGCCTCACTCGAACTTAGCGAGGTACTTGTTGGACACGACCTTAAAGTTCTCACGGCTGGACATCCAGCGCGGCAGCGGCGTGTTATCGCCCTCGTCGCGCACCATGTGGTACACGATACCCTCATTCAGGCCGTCACCAATGTAGCCGCGCAGGCCGTTCACCGCTTCGATGAGGGCTTCCGGCGACTCGAAACGAGACGGCTGCCACTCGTCACCGAGGACGGGCACACCCATGTTTTCGAGGAACGCGGGCCACTGGCTGCGCTGTAGCTTCACGCCATTCAGCCACACGGAGAACACGAGAACGCGACGACCCTTGATGCCCAGACGGTTCTTCTGGATACCCTCGCCAACCAGTTCTCCCTGAACAGTGTAGCCGGGGTTAGCTTCGAGCCACGCCCACAGGCCATTCTGCTTTGCGGCGACTGAGCGCTCGTTGTCCTCGCCGACCTCTAGGTTGCGGCTGAACACGCGCATAGCGCCCGCGTCGTTGGCGACCGTCATGGACGTACCATCAACTTTTAGCGTGGGCATCCACTGCATCTTCTGAATCTCATCCCAGTAGCGGGTGAGGTTCTGTAGGCGCTCCGCGTCGGTCTTGGGTGCGAGGCTGTCGTCCCACTTGCCGCGAGGATTGTTGTCCGCCGACTGCTGTTCCTTGGGGGCGGGCGCGTACTTGACGACACCCAGCGCGTCGGACACGTCCACGCCGTCCGCGAGATTCAGGCTGTTGATCTCCTCCTGCGTGAACACGTTGGCGACAGGGAGCAGGAAGCCTTGCGAGTACACGCCACGGATGCGCTTGGTACGCAGGCGGTGGCCGCGCACACGGAACACGGTCTCCGTGTCCTCGTCCATGAGAGTGAAGTCCTGTACCTTGATGTCCATGAGCGGCTGAAAAGCGGGACGCTCCACGGCGGTCTTTTCGGGAACCACTGCGTCCACCTCTAGGTAGACAAACAAGGCGTCCTCGTTATCGGTCTGCGCCGTCTTGGGGGTGATGACGGTCCACCCGCCGACGTGAGCGGCAACAATCCTGTCCGCGCCCTCAATCGGCGCGAACCCATCAACCGTGGTAATACGCGCGAGCTTACGCATGTTCTTCCTCTTTTCTTTCACGTTTTGCGTTACGATTCTGTCTCGAACCAATGTTACACGACGCGCGCGTTGCACGCAACCGCAAGACGCGCTCGCGCACGTGTAGCGGATAAAGTGCATCATATGATAGGATACGAAACATGAGTGAACAACAGTCCGAAACCACCATTACCGTATCCAGCTACGGTAAGACGCTGTGCGTTCTCGCCGAGTACATGATGCGCAGCGCCACCGTCGGCTACTACGCGTACGGGCAGGGCGTACTGGACGCTGCGATCAGCGCGTCGAGCGCCGTCCAAACAGTCGCCGTACGCACAAACAGCCGCTACTGGCGGGATGAGACGCTGATGAGCGGACTCACGAACCTTATCCGCAATCAGGTGAAAGCAGCTTTTGAGGCGGCCTTGCGCGCTGAACCAGAGTCGCGCCCGAAGGCCCGCGAAACCCTCGCCCTCGTTCTACAGAGTGTGGAAGAACAGGCGCGCGCGGTGGACGAGTCGTTCGTCGAGTCGGCACTGCACGAGCTAGAGCAGATCGGCGACGAACTAGAGGGCATTAAGCGGTTCTACAAGAAGGCTTCCGAGGACGCGGAGATGGTGGAGCGTACGAGTTTCCCAGCGCTCGCAGCCCTGAAAGAACGCGCGCGCAACAAAAACAACGACGCGGGTGAGAGCGGCGACATTAACAGCGACGACTACGACGGCGAGGAGTGACAAGTATGTTCTGGAACCGCAACAAGAAAAACAAGAACACCAACAACAGCGCAGAAGAACAGCGACCGCTCGCCGCAGCACGCACCCTCATTGACATGGGGGACGCGCCCGGCGTGTGGGTAAAAACAACCGGCAACACGGGCGTTAACCCCGTCGTCCTCGTTTCCACGAGCGAACGCGTAGCCCTCGTTGAGAGCGCCGCCACATTCATGTACGACCTCAAAAACAGCGAAAACGACAGTGAGATCGTATCGGCACTCGCCTGGTCACCTCGCCCCATCTCCCTCATCGCTGCGGGCGCGGACGGCACCATGCGTGTCGTTCACACGGAAAACGTGGAACCCGGCACCGTCCACAACTACGCTGTCACAACAGGGGAGGGCGGCAACGTGACTGTGGCGCTCACCATCATCGACCTGACGGCCACATTCCCAACAGAGGAGCGTCCCGAGCACGTGACAGAAACATCGTGGCTGAACATGTGCGCACGTCAGCTTGTGCGCACGGCGGCAGGAGACGAACCCACCGTCATCTAACACGCGACCGTAAACCAGCGCGAGGGATGCGAGCGTTTACGCGCGACACAACACAAAGACCGTGGTACAATAACGATTATCCACATGAGTAACGTGAGCACCGTTAAAGAAAGCGAGAATACCCATCATGGCTACCAGCAAGACCACCACCGCCTCATCTAGCAAGAAGAGCACAGCCGGAAAGATCACCGCGAAGGCTAAGAAGGCGACGACGGCGAAGAAGCCCGCCGCCAAGAAGGCGACGCGCAAGAAGAGCACCGACATCGTAGAGGTAGAGGTCATCAACGAGGGCACGTACATGAGCGACGTTGCCCGCAAGCTCGCAGGCAACTACGACGTGGAAGAGCGCGAGCGCGAACTCGCCCCCATGATTCGCGCGAAGATCAGCGGCACCCTCGAAAGCCGCGACCAGACCAAGTACACGCAGATGGCCGCCGAAGTCTCCGCTATCGGGCAAGAGCATGTGAACGCCGCCGTCAGCGGCAAGACCGACATTCTGAGCCGCACCGCCGACGGCGCAAAGATTAAGACGGACGGCGCGGAAGCAATGCGACGCGAACTCGCAGCACTGGCTGTCACAGTGAATGGCCTCGGTAAGCAGAGCGCCATCGCGCGCTGGCTGCCGTTCCTCGCATCCCCTGAGAAGCGCCTCCGCGAGTTTCAGGCGCGCTTCCAAAGCGCAGAAGAGTCGTTGCAGGACACGTCCGACTCTGTTCACAACGCGGCGCTGACGATGACGCGTGACGCTGACCTGCTGGACACCGAGGCGGCATACCAGCGTGACCGTATCCAGGATATTGCGGCGGACATTCACGCGGTGCGCATTATTCGCGATGACGCGGAAGCGCGCGTGGAAGAGCTGCGTGCAACCGGCGACGAGGGCGACGCTGTTCTCGCTGACGCGCTCCACTCTAGCGTCGTTGACGCCGCCGACCGACGTGAGAACGAACTGCTGGGACAGGTCGGAACAGCGCTCTACGTGTGCCAGGAACTCGCTATCGCCTCGCAGTCTGCGCGCATGTTGGCTAATCAGGCCGTCCAAACGCTCAACAACACTATCCCCGTGTTGAAGGCGCAGACGCTTGTTCGCACCGCCCTGGGTACTCAGGAGATGGTGGGCGACACCCTGGATGCCGTTAACGTGGCGGTCGCTAAGCTGACGGACGAGAACACTCAGCTTATCGGCAAGAACATCACTGGAATGGTTGCCCGCGAGAAGAGCACCATCGCTAGGGTGGAGGACATTAAGCGTAACCTTGACGCTCTCACCGGGTTTATCGTTGACGCTCGCGCGCAACTGTCTACTCTTGGTGAGGAGCGCCGCGCTAACAGCCGTGAACTGACCGAGTACGTGGCACCGCTGGTGGACAAGTTGGAAGCGCGCCGCGAGATTGACGGCGGCAGCGTGAACGTTCTGTAACAGTGGCGGCGCGCCCACAGCCATCTTTTCTTGTGTGGTTTGTGGGCGCGCATCTGCCCGTGGGGCTTGCGTGCGGGCGAAAGCGGTAAGAGAGGAAATAGGGAGAGGGCGGCGAAGTTGGATACTGTGGTACTGTTTGGTGTTGGACTGGTGGTCGCGTTCGCCGCATTGGCGTTTGTTTCACACTGGTTTGGGTGGCGCTTCGTGAGCATGATGTTCACTAGCGCGACAGTGACGTGTGTGACGGCACCCATCGTGTATGCGACGGGGTTACCGAAAATGGTGACGACGATTGTGACGGCCATCGTATGCTCTGTCCTCTTGAACCGCCTCGTCGCTGGTCAAGCACCAGCCAAGTCGCCCCGCGAACGGTGGCTCGAAAACCTTGCCGAGCAGAAGGTGGAGCGAGAGCGCATGGAGCGAGACGCTGAGGTTGCACGCGCTCACGAGGCGGCGACCGCCAGTGAAGCCACAGCCGGTGAGGCTGGGGACGCGTGGGAGCGTGAGCTTGACGCGGCCCTCCGCAAGTAACAACGCTTTTGCGGGGATGACGGTTACCACCGCGAGAAACAACGAGAACAGGAGAAACGTCATGGAGAACATGTCAGGAAAGATTGTCGCGTGGCTGAACGATGTGGCGCGCGATTACGTGTACGGTCAGCGCAGGTGGTTTAACCCGCTGCGCATCGTATTTGTCGTAATGGTTGCGTTTGTGGCTTCCCTCGTGGGTAGCGCGTTCGCGCATTACATGGTGCCAGCCGCCGTCGATAACGGCACGTTTGAGGACGGGTACATGGCCAGGTACATGTTTGAGGTCGGCGCGGTCGCGTTCATTGTTGTAGCCATGCTCACGCGTCGCATGTTTCGAGCACTGTGCTCAGCGTATGTGCGCCATTTGGATATGGATGATGCTATCCGCGCGGGCGGCGTGAAGCCGAACGCTAGTGACGCGGACACAAAGAGTGCGCCATCTCGTTCACGAGGCTACGCCGGTATCGCGAACGGCGACTATGTGAGCGCTGTCGATAGCAGCGAGGGCACCGTCAGTGAAAGCGAAGGCGGCGACGCGTGACGGCGCTTGGTTCTCGCTTACTGTCCACGCTTGCGCGTAAGCGCAAGGCTCGGGCGGCGCAGGAGCGACTTGTCAGAGCCGCAGCGGGGCTTATACGGCAGGCTGCGCGTAGCCAATGGCTTTACGTGCGGCGGTCGAACGCCAGCGTGAACGTTGACGGGCTGACGCGACATGTTGCACCCATTGACGCGGCATTGGGGCGCAAACGACACGGATAAACAGCTATCGCGTGAGAAAATAGGTGCGCGAGCGTTTTCAAGGCGCGCACCTCTCTCGCGTGGTATCATTGGGCAGGCTGAAAGATAGTTGAACGCCACAGCATTTATGGCGGAGAGTAAGGTAAGGGTGTTTATGACCGCAGGTATGGCCGTTGCGTCATTTTTCGCGGGCGCAGGCGTAGCGCTCGCCATGAGCGTCATGTACGACTTTGTGGAGCGCCGATACGGCAACATGACGGGCGCGTACCGTTTTGGCGTGAGCACTGTCGTGTTGCTCGCGTTTATTGTCCCGTCGATTCCCGGCGCGCATTATCGGTCGGAGCATCCGGGCACGAGTTTCCTCGGCATCGGATTGTTGACGTGGGAGATCATTGCGGTCGCTGCGTTGATTGTGGCGAGCATCGTTTGCTCTGCCGTGGTGCGTGGCGGCGCACTCGTGGATGAGATTAACGCGCACGGGAGCGGCAGTGAGGATAGTGAACAGTGAACGCTATGTCCGCGTGCGCTGATGCGTGCAGTAATTCCACGGGGAGTGGGCTAGAGGCGCTCGCTGGCGTGCAGATGCGTCTTACCTATGTTGCCCTCTGGTTACTGTTTGTCTCCGCTAACGTTGCGCTTGCGAGTTACGTGTGGCGAGGGTGGCGTGACAGTTGCGGGTGTATTAACAAGTGCGTGTGGCGCGCCCCTGTGCGTGCGGCGCTCGCGGCTGTCGTGAACATGCTGTTTCCGTTTGCGAGCGCTGTTTTCTTTCCCTCCGCGTCAACGAGTGTGCGGACGCCTGTCGGTGGTGGCCCCGCCGCCGACCCGTCGCCGCTCGCAGTGCTCACTCTCGTAGCTGCTGTCACTGTTCTCGCGTGCATATTCACGTCAGCATATACCCTCCTCAACCCGAGAGGCTGTCACAATCAACCGTGCCTACTCGAAACAGACACATATGTTAATGACGGTGACAATATGGCGGACGCTATGGTACTGTTGGAAGATCGACCGTTGAGTCCTGGTGTCTCGTGGGAACGTGAACTGGCTGGCGCGCTTGGAAGGAAACAATAATGACGTTCACTATTTTGACTGCTCTTGAAGTTGCGTCACTGGTGGTTCTCGCCGTGTCACTACATGGTAGTGTGAGAGCTGTGTACGAGCGGGACAAGTTGAGGAAGCAAACGCCGCTGACGCTACTCTCGCGTTATCGCGTTCTGTATCGTCGCGTTGCCGCCGTATGGGGTCGCTACGCGGTGGGTGCGCTGGTTCTCGCAAACGCTTGGTGGGTTCCGCTTTACATGGGTTTCGGCGGCGACGAAACCTCGCCGTGGATGAGCGCCTACGTGACGGTGAACTGGGTGTTCCGATTGCTTCCGGTTGTAATGGCCGCTGTTGCCGTCTACTACTACGTGCGCAGCCGCAAATATGGCAACTATGGAGACGAGTCCCTCTCTCTGTGGACAGAACAAGCGGAGAGCGAGAACGACGAAGAACGCCAGGTCAGCGCGGAGAGCGTCAACGAGAAGGCAAGCAAGCTGGGTGGCGCGTGGGAGAGCGAGCTTGCCAGTGCGCTCAATCGACAGGCTGGCGGGCGCGACCACTGAAACCGGGGCAGCTCCGCGTCACCGCGCCCGAACGCTCGCGTACCGGGGTAGTTTTTAGCGCGGCGAAAACGCAAACGAGCGGCGTTTCGAGGCGCAGAAAGAGCGGCAGATGAGCGGCGAAACAGAGCACCCCACAGGTCCGTTCGTGAAGTTTTGACAACGCTCATATGGGCGTTTATATTATCAGTTGCAAGGAAAACCAAGACAAGAAAGAGGATGGAACCTTGGCAGGAGAAACAGTAATCACGGTGATCGGCAATCTGACCGCCGACCCCGAACTGCGTTGGACGGGCAACGGCGCAGCCGTTGCCGACTTTACGATTGCGTCCACGCCGCGCACATACGACCGTAACGCGGGTGAGTGGAAGGACGGCGAGTCGCTGTTCCTCCGCTGTTCTGTGTGGCGTAACGCGGCCGAGAATGTTGCTGAGTCGCTGCGTAAGGGTATGCGCGTGATCGCCCAGGGTCGCCTGGTTCAGCGCTCCTACGAGACGAAGGAAGGCGAGAAGCGCACCGTCGTTGAACTACAGGTGGACGAGATCGGTCCGTCGCTGCGTAGCGCTCGCGCTCAGGTGACGCGCACCAACAACGGACAGCAGGGCGGCTACCAGTCGGGCGGTCAGCGTCCGGCGCAGGGCGCGGGTGAGCAGATGCGTCAGGCCGCATACAACGGTGGCGGCGCGAAGCAGGGCGGTTTCCAGCAGCAGGCTCCCGCCGCGCAGGCTGACGCTTTCGCTGGCGGCGGCGCGGCTACCCAGTTCGGTGACGAGCCTCCGTTCTGACAGGCGCTACCCGCTGACGGGCGGGGCGTGAGCTTGCAGGAGAGAGGGTGCTAGAGGGGAGGGGCGTGCAAGTTGGCCCGCTTCAATGTGGCGCGGCTGACACGCCCCTCCCCTCACCTGTTTCTACACGTGTAGAAACGATAACGCGGGCCGCACGCGGTGACAAGAGAAGCACGGCACAAGCAGGGCGCATCGCGCGCCAACCAGATAGAAAAACACGACGTGTCACACGAGGAGCAAAGATGACACAGAACACGAACGAAACGAACACAAACGCAACAAACAACACCGTTCCACCCTTGTACGAGAACATGCGAGTGGGCGACAAGGTTTTCCCCTTTGTCACCCTCGCGGGCGACCCGTCCGCACCCGTAGACAAGCGCGAACAATTGGAGGTTCGCACAGGCTACGAGCGCATTAGCAAGCTGGACATCACGAAGCCAAAGCCGGGCAGTAACGCGAACACGCGCTACCGCGCCATTTTCACCCACGAGGGCGACGATTACGACGTGTACGGCAGCGTGTTTGACGACGGCACTAACAAGATTGCTGCCGCCCTCCGTGAAGCCTACGACAACGGTACCCCGGTCATTTACCGTATCGAGAAGTACCGCAAGTACAAGTCCAAGCCCGGCACAAAGCCATACACCGAGGACGGTCACATTGCGCCCGGCTTCAATGGACACACGGACAGCACGCCACTTGACATGCCGTGGGCCGTTTTTATGCGCGAATACGCGGAAGCCAAGGGCAGCATGTCCGAGGGCGATGCTGTTAAGAAGTACCGCATCTTTGAGACCGCTATCGCAGCCGTGTCACTAGACGGCGGTAAGACGTGGGTTGTGGACGATTCCGAGAACGATAAGGGCTTCAAGCGCAACATGCCTAAGAGCAACATGTTCGAGGACATGATTGTTCGCCGCAACCCGGAGCTGAACCCGGAGGCGGCGCGTGCCCTCGCTAAGCGCGAGTTCTCGACGGGCAGCGCGTGGGGCGCGAACGTTCCCGCTCAGGAGCAGGCACCGTCGCACCGTCCCGCGTATGAGGCGCAGGGTGCCAGCCCGGAGCCTAAGCCGTGGTGGCCGTACACGCCAAATGGCGACCCAAACCCCGGTAGCAGCTCCATCACAGCGGTCGCGTCCCTGTTCAACAAGCTCATGGACGCGAGCGACGGTAATCTGACGGCGGAGTCGGCTCGCCTGGTTGCCGAGCACCTGTACCGCAAGATCGGAAACATGCAGGTGTTCGTCCAGCGCAAGGTCGGTAAGCTGAACGTTACTAAACCGGACGCTAATGTTGCGTCCCACACGCGTATCCGCCACAGCCTGATTGACGCGCTCAACTACGGTATGGCGAGCGTGCCGGAAAACTTGGGTGAGATGGCGCTCGCCGAGGACGACACGGAGCTGAACGAATGGTCAACGAGCGTCATGAAGGCCGCTTACGACCAGTACATGTGGGAGATTAGCGTGGCTTATCCCGATTACGAACAGCAGTGACCGCGTGACCAGGACGTGTGCCGCCCTCGCGTGGCGCTCACTTGCGGGGCACCCTCATTCCGAAACTTTCGGTGTGGGGGTGCCCCCTTTTACTGCATCCGGCGAGATACAAGCGGAACGCTGGAAGCTGTTTTAACGGCCTCAAACACGCTTAGACGTGTCAGAGTGGGTTGACGGACTGTTCGCCCGCGAGAGGAGCGCACAGGTGCCGTATCGACGGTGATACGGCCGCACGCGCCACCGCGAGCGCCCGAATAGCATTAACGGGCGGTGAAAGCCACCCCGCAACCGGAAGATACACGCAAGCATCACGGTACCGCATCAGCGGTGAGCTACGCGGCGACACCGTTCAGCGCCACGTCGCCACACGCGCCAGCGGCAAGCGCATCCGCGCCCGGCTCGCCCTTACACCCACCATCCAAACCCAAAAACATGAGAACGCCCAGCGGCGACATGCCCGCAAACACCGACGGCGCTACGCTCTCGCGGAAACACGCCTGAACCATCCGCGCACACACGAACGCCACGTCCGCGCCATACCGCAAGTCCACCACGTCGCCCTCGCCGCCGAGACCTTCACCGCCGCGCAGTTCCGCGTCGTCGCGAACCAGTGTACGACGAAACACCATGTACTTGTTTTCGGCGTTACCTCCCACACTCACGCCCAAACGCTCACACTCACCCATGAACGCCGCGTACTCTGCGCGGACAGCAATACCACGCATTTTCGCTTCCCTCTCACCACGGGACAATCCGGCCACCACACAACCCCTTCACATGTTAGGAACGCGCGAACATCACGCCAATAGCCCACCACGCCACCCACACGCGTGAACGTGAAACTATGACACAGACGCGAGGGAGGAACAACGCCGAGGATGAGGCGAAAAACGCGCGGGGTGCGCCCCGCCACCAACACGGCAGCAGACCACACCCCACACATTCAGCGCCCACACCGTCACAGCGTGAGCGCGGCGGACAGTCGCTTATTCGTTCACGAACACCACGCTCACGCCCGCAGCGCGCCCATCTTCAATAACACGCTTATCCTCGCTCGCGTTTGTTACAACGATCACCATGCGCGTGAACTGTCGGCACTTCGCTGCCGCCGCAAACGTCCCACCCCAATACACGTAACCGTCAGTAATGAGAACATGAACGTCCGGCAGCTCGCGGCGGCGCTTACCGCCAGCCTCCCACTCGCCGCGCATCCACTCGTATGGGACAGCCATGTCAGTGCCGCCGCCACCCATCGCCTTCATATCGCGCACATGCGACACCATGCGCGGCTTTTCCGTCATACGCGTGTCCACCCCGTAGAAGCCGATAGCAGCGCCAGACGCGGACGTGCGCAAAATGCCCTCAATCTCACTCACGGCGCGAGCGTAGTCGCTGCGACCCATACTACCCGACGTGTCCACCGCCACATGCACCGTCGGCCTGTTATCCTCACGGGACGGCCACAAGAACTCACCGCCCTGACGGCGACGATTCGGACGACGGTAGGTCGCGTACCTGTTTCCGCGCACGCGAGACGACATCGAACGCCCCACCACGCCAGCAAGAATACTTTGCCAGTGGACGCGCGGTGGAGCCATGCCAGCCAACAGGCGCACCCACACGTTACCCTCACCGTCACCAATGTTCGCGTTACCTTCGGCGGCTTCACGCACCAGAGCTTCCGCGTCTTGGCGCGCGCCTTCCACGTCCGCTAGTTCACGGCCACGCACGCCCGTCTCACCTTCGATACGTTCGCCGTCGCGGTCATCCTCGCTGTTGCTGCGTGACCCGCACGCGTGCCGCCCCCGGCGGGCCCCCACACCGGGCGG